CAAAATACTTTTTAATCTTCTAAACTGCTTATACATCAACTCTTCGAAAAATGTAGAAGTTATAAACTCGGTATTACATATAGATGATGTTGATGACTCTAAAGATGCGGAAGTTATGTATGATTAGTTTTTTTCAAGATCTCTGGTGTCAACAAGTCCAAGCGTGATTATCCGTAAATTCCGATGAAACACATAGATCTTCGACGTCTTCTGCAGGGTATGTATGATCGTTCCATGGTATGTTGTGATGAAGACGTGGTAAAATAATTTCAACAGCTAAGTGTATCGGTTCTAGGAGGCCTGTCGATTGGAATATTTTTTCAATTCCTAGATTTTTATTGTACTTTCCTGTTATTTCCTCGTGAGCCAAAACGATCTGAGATGGGAGTGTTTCAACACCATATGCATGTTTACTCAGTCGGCTCAAAAGTCTAACCATCTGGGCAGAAATACTCAATTTGGACGGCTTGTGAAGATGTTTTTTAATCGCCCCTCTGTTCCAACTCCAGATTAATCTTAGGTCATGTTGGGTTTTACTAAGCGTAAATCCGTAATAGATCGGAGAGGTTAGCCACCACTGGATATTGGAATATAATTCAAACCACTCCATTTGCCATGAGATTGCCAGCCAGATTCCAACAAAAGCGGCATAATGGATTTGCAAGGTTGTCAAAGAAGGGTAGTTGAACGGTTCAATGTAAAACCCTGTAGTGTTGATTAAAGAATTGGATATTAGTCCTAGAACTGCGATCTCATATGCAACACAATTGCTTTCATTAATCTCAGATTTAATGTTTTCCGTGATTGCGCGACTAATACCTGTTTCTAATCCGATGTGGCATAGTAAGGAAAACAATTCAGCTTCCAAGTCAGGGATCAAATGAGCAGGAATCCCAAGACACATTTCCAAATTTTTGATTTTTAAAGCTCGATTAAATTCAGCAATTTCTGATCTACTTGCTGGTACGAACGCTCTAAGCTCTCCTAATGATAAATCAGATAGATACTTTGAGGAAGTTGGAGTAGTCAGAAGATCTTGTAGAATCAGATAAAACTCTGAAGTAAAGCCACTACTTAATTCTGTAACTCCCGCTTCTATTGACCTGTAGTGAGAGCAAAGGTTTTCCACGGCCAATTTATACGACTCTTCGGGTAACAAAGACCCATAACACTTAAGCAGAACATAGCTGTGCACCTCCAAGATTTGCTCCTGGTAGTTGATTAATAAATCAATTATTCTTTTGAAGGAACATAAATCTCTCACTTCCATATCTAATATAATAAGATTAATACAGAGTAGGTGCTCCCGTTTCAGTTTTAAGAAGTTTTCCCATGTATTGGGATCTCTCAAGTCACTTGGCTCTGCCCAACATGAAAACAGATTAACACACCGTTTTCGGATAGCTTTCTCCATCCCAGTTAATGCTGCAGGTGGGGAAGGTCGAAGTCCCATAAATGAGTTATCCTCTGGACACATCAGGCTATTGAAGATGGCTCTAGACTTCGGGCTGTACCTAAGGAAAGCAGCAGTCATTCCTCCCGATCCATCTCCTCCACACAATCCATCTTGTAAATCAGATATACGTCCCAAGAGGGGTCGAAGTTTGTAATGAGCACCTGTAGCTAACTGTGCCACTCGTAGTCCGGATATTAGTGGACAAATCCGTCTTGGTAGAATCCATTTCACAGTAGTTGGATTCAGCGAGAATGACAGTTCAAGAATTCTAACTGAGCACATTAACTCCTGTCCCCAGAGGGATCTTCTAGACTCAAATGGATCTTCTTTTTCAGCTTCCAGTGGCAGTTCCTTTGCCGCCAAACGAAGTTCCAAATGACAGGACTTGACTTTCTGCGAAATCCTTTTAATTCTATTCAGATGGATCGGCTCCAGGTGATCAAGAGTAGTCACTTGATGCTCAGACTGCAAGAAGTAACTGATGATTTCTTTGACAACTCTGATTTTTTGGAGTTGAGTAGAACTTAGAATTAATTTCCCATAGATGAATCTTAAATAAAATGCGCAGATTGTCAATCCTATCCATCTACTTGTTCTGAAATCTGCGAATATCCAAATATGTCGATTCCAATCCCTAAACATTTTTTGTCGCAAGGTTTGGACTTGAATGTGATGGTGCCAAAAAGCAGCAATCATAGATCCCAGATCAAACTTATTAGATGGATAAGAGGGTGGAATCCGGTGTGGAATGTTTCTGGATAATCTTTCAAGATCCCATCGACAAACAGATGGAATGAAGTAAGGAGAAATTAGCAATCTTTGAATCAGGTATTCTAAACCTCCATGAGTTACACGAATAGGTCGTTTTTGACTATAAACGTCACGGTGGAAAACACTAATGTAGCAGCTTCCCAACAGTAAACCCCTCAATATGCCTAACAGATAGTACTCTTTCCTAACATATTTGGTAATTGTTTCAGGAAATAATGATTGGTCTAGATTATGGCTTTCAAAATTGCATGTGAACAAGGAATAAAGGAGACCTTGAGCGGTTCCTATATGATAACACTTTTCTTCTGTAGTCAATTCCAACCAGTTTCCGACAGGGAGGTTGAATGAAGGTAATGGTCGGATCCATACTATTTTACATCCAGACATAGTTTCGATCGAGTCTTTGACTAATCGTGGTTGGTACACTATAGATGATTCCAATTTGATGTCAGGTATTTCTCTCACGCAATGGCGACACTGGATGTGAAAGTGGTGGCTTCTTGAACTTCTCTGAAACAAATTAATCATGGTGCTGTTCAATTGAGCAAAGAGGAGGAGAGATTGGTACATGAAATCATGATTCTTAGAGTTCAAATCTCCGAAAGTGTCAGATGTTACAAACGTGTAGCATATTAAATTGGGACTAACACTGCAAAACCCACCAGCACTTTGCCTTGAACTGTGAAATCTATGGATTGCAGATCCTGTTCGTTCAAATACCAAGTCTGTTTCTGACCAATTTAATCCAGTTAAGCTGTTTAAATTGTTAATTATTGATTTACTGAGATTTGAGCCCTGTGGGACAAACCACTGAATAGTGTTTCTCAACTTCATGGCCCGGTAGATTAATGGGATTTCAACTTCTTTTTCCCAAGGCTGAAACACTGATGTTGTTTCTTGTGTTTTCGAGCCAAGATATGGTGGGAGTGGTCCCCTTTGACCTACAACTCTATAAAAACCATGAGGATAAATTACAGATATATAACTGACGTCTAGCGGATGAGCAGGACTTTGGCAAAACTTACATTCAACTTTTTCAAATTGAACACATTTAATCATTTCTAAAGGGTGAGGAATTGTAGTCCCTACAATGTCTTCACCCCAGGACATATACCTTAGATCATCAGCTTGCTCCGTTGAACAACACCAGATTCGTCCTACAGATAATAAGTGTGTTCTGATTGATCTAGCGATACAGTTTGATTCACTTGATCGTAGTAAGCCAATGATGTCTTTATGGAATTTCTTTTGAAAAACTAATCTCATGGTTCGAGAATTTTGGAACAAATTAACTAATGACTCAACGATTCCTAAGAAACACCCTGACCGAAATTCACTAAGGAATCGAGGGAACAGTGGTTTAACAGATAAAAGAAAGTCAATTAAATTGTATTCTTCATCTCGGAGATATACGATTGCTTCTTGGAATAAGCGGTTTTGAATAACTGCGACTGATTTGGTTAATTGAGATCTTACAGCCTCTCTAAGTATAGTAGCAGGGTTCAATGATTTTGGTATATTTAGAGACATAGGGTTTTCTAATAACTTAACTAGCTGGGTTTTGCCTGGTGATGCCAATGGGGGGTTCCCGTTGATTATGCACATTCTCTCTAACTCAGGGTTTCCACAATAATCGTGTATGATTTTCCAAAATGAAAGACTTTCTGTTACCGGATCTGGAAATTGTCTGATTAAGAACCTGGCAAGAGAGGTTCCACATAGGCCACCCAATGAAGGGTCGAGAAAGAGCAAGTCTACAATGACCTTATTAAAATCGGAGGATAGCATTTTTCTAGGATCTAGACTGGGTATAGAAGACCCCTGAAGAGGATTGTGATGTCGAAGAAAACCAAGACAATATAAAGAGAAAAAAGTGTAATTAATGATCCCGTCTGAAATTGTTGGGCTGTGTTGAGTGACCCCTAACGCATTTGTCGAGATAGTTCCTAAGATATTCTTCAAGGATGGTATTTGATCATTTGTTGTGCAGGTGACGCGAGACCATTTTTTGATGGCTAATGGCAACATATTCCCTCGAAAGAAGACAACTTTCCCATAATTCAAATAATCGGTGGAAGTCAACGTTTCATCTCGATTAATTCTCAGTCCTAATTTCCCGGTACCTTCAATGATGGCTTTTACTATATACCCATTATTTTCTATGACATGAGGTATCTCTGATCGACAAGCTGAGTGAGTTTGATCTTTTGGAAGCTTATAATATGAGCAGATCACTTGATTATCTCCTTGTGCTAGGACTTTGATTAGGGTATTACGGATCTTGCTTTCTCTCTCAATCATAAGCAAACTTACAATGCTCCATCCTTTTTGTCTTAATCCCTCTAGGCCTCCCTTTTGACCAATCCAACAAACTCTTTTCTCAGTTTTGTTGGTCAAGCAATCATCCTGCACAGAAATTAAATCTCCTCGATCGTTATAGTAAATCCAGCTCTTCTCAAAAAACTCGTGGGTTCTTACAAAGAGTTTCGGTAGTCCTAAAAATTTACCCATGACAAGGAAGACTGGGTCATTGGCAGCCCCTCGTTGAGTATTGTTCCATTTCGAATAGTCAAAATGATTTGCAAATGTTATATACTGGTAATCAGATTCACCTTGACCTGTCGCCCGGTCCAACATTTTCTTAATTACTGAATTGTAATCGTCGGCCATTGTTAAACCTGAGAACAAAGGTACAAAAAACTTTTTAATCAAGTATTCCGTTACTACAAAGTACATTCGTAGTTCCCAAGACATTAGTGAAAAAAATCGACCAATCCTTTTAACTTCTCTCTCTTTTCCCTTCAGTCCAATGACCAGACTATTCTCTTTGACACCGTTGTCATTTATTTCCCTGAGAAAGATAGGCAAATTTAATTCAGGGGTAGTCAAAGCAGTGTGGAGCACTTTTTTAGATGGTATAATTTCATTAGGGTGAAGTTTTATAAATGTTATAATTTCGTCACGATTCATGGAGTGACTTTTATCAGCATATAAAGCTGATGGATCTATTCCCGGTGGAATTTCATAACATTGTTTTAGTGGTAGACGATGCCATTCATCTCCCAAATCAGAAATTTGTTTTTTGGTAGGCCAAGTATTATTAAGGACGTGTTTGTACAGAGGATGACTTGTTGCTAGCATCCCAATGTCAATAAACCACTTCTTCTGGCGATGAAACTCAGTTGAAAGAATTTTGAATGCTAAGTCACTTGCCAACTTGTCAGAATAGTCCGTGTCTACGATAATTTCCCGATTAACTTCTTGGTATAATGTTTCTAACCCTTCCAAATAATCAATGAAGGGATGTCCCCAGTGTCGGAATACAGAATAAAAATTACACAAATAGAGGGGGTTTGATTCAGACAAGATAATCGATGTAAAAGATGAGCAGTCGAGATTCCACTTAGACTCAAATTCTTCTATATTCTTTTGCAAATGATCTCTGAATCTTGTATCTGGAGGGATAAGAGGCCTGTAATTCCTAGACAGTTCCATAAATCGGAAGCTGCATAGTCCTTCAAGAAGTTTGATAAAATCGAATCCGTAATTGTCTGCTTTTTGCATGATAAGATCCCCTTCATGATATAATAGATCTAATTTACTTATAGCACAGGTATAATATTCTTGTGATCCGATACCATAGAGTGCTAATTTACTACAACTTCTTGCAGCTAATAGATCCTTGATCATTAAGACCATGTTTCGGTTCAGCAGCCGCTGATACTTCTTTAGATAAACAAAGCCGGTTGTTATATAAACAGGTCCAAGACTTCCCATTGAGAGGCCAACTAAGAAAGAGTTATTCACATCTGTGTCTTTATGTCGTATAATAGAGTATTGTAGCTCTTGAATTAATTTTTCCCTGATTTTTATATTTCCACTATTGAGGAATAAAACTATGTAATAGAAGTGCCCGAAGAGACTGATCTCACTTTTTGTTCTAGTCATTAAGCAATCACGAATGATATCTGACTTTGAGATGGATTTGAATAGATCAATAGTGTCTGATTGGTATAAATATCGAAAGAATGTGTTGACGACAATTGCAGGTTGTTTGAGAGCGGCCTCTATCCATTCCCATTGTTCTTTCAACATGTCATGGTCGCAATGGTCCATATTGATTAGGAATGCCACCCAAGAATGAAATGAATAAGATCCATTAACATTTCCCCAAAACGGTTCTATTGTTGCAAGATGTCTGTGGGCTTCGTTGACATTCCATTTAGAATAGTATCTGAGCGATGTCCCTTTCCCTTGAAGTCCCGTTAAGAGACAGTCGATATCATCTCGAAGCAGTGGTGAATTTAAATTATAATCAAAGCTAGGTAAATCAGCCCCATTCTCTTCTTCTGATGGAAAACAAGAATCTAACTCGAACGGGTCCCATTCACCTTGTTCATTTTGTAGTAGGTCGTTGAAATCGAAATCCATTGTGATTCTTGTTACTTTTTTTCATTCCTTTCCCTCGCCCCCATTTTTTTCTTTACCCTTCCTTTTTCTTCTTTTTCCTGTCTCTTTTCTTCCCTCTTCTTCTTTTTCTTGTTCTTTTCTTTTCTTTCCTCTTCTTTTTTTCATGTTTTTTGTCTATTTGCTCATTGACAGATTGAAATATGAAGAATTTGGAAAATGTTTGCAATGGAAAATGACTTCATAACTTTAGATAGATGTTACTCACCAAACGGTATCAAACTTAATTCAACCTGTTGAACGCGTTCAAAATTATCATTTTGTCTTTTCTTCTTGTAATTTACAATCCAATACTTAAAACTTTTGATAAGGAACAAGCCACCTCCGAAACTGACAAGGAAAATAAGTCCAAGGTGCCAAAAGTTAACTACTGTTTGTCCGAGGAGATTAAAGAAGTTGGGGTTATCAAGTTCATCCATCATTTGCTTCCTTAGTCTTTTATTGAGATAATTATAAGAGTTTTTAATCTGAGGTGTGGAAATATTGACTAATTTCATGACAGGATCTCCAGTCAATTCATCTAACAAGTTTAAATATGGATAGAAGAGCCTACAGTTATCATCTCTGTGAATCCCATTGGGCCCTAAGGCCGAACAAGAACTATTCGGTTCTTGTGGGTTGTGACTCCAAAATTTCCAGCTAAGTTCTGAAGAGTTGACACGGTATCCAAGAGTATCCCTGATTCCAGAAGCGTTGTTATCGATCGAATAAGGTTCAGCATGAATATAGGAACAAATAGCCACCTTAAGTTTATCTTGAAATAGCTGGTAGACAGGTGCAGTTCCTGCTTTAGTAGGATTAAAATAATGTAAATAAGGGTTGAAAATAGACTTTGAACGAAGCATTGATGTTACAGCCTGTTTGCATTTAAGTACTATTAAATCTTTCTCAATAAGCTGTAATCTAACTTCTGCGTCATATTCACTGGTATAATACTTGCTGTTGTAGGGATTCTTGCAAGAAGATTGAACATGAGTAAATGGATAATTTGATGTAAAAAAGAGTCCAAAGCTTGTTTCGAAACCCTCACGCTTGCATAAAGTTTTCTCACAGAGAGTAAAGCTTGATATTGCTGGTAAACCTTTGTGAAGAATGACTTGATGGCTAGCTCCAATGGTACCAACGTGGACAAGTAAACCTGTTAATCCTTCACACTCTGAGAAATTTTTCTTTGCAATCCAAATAGTACCTGGAAGGTTTGTACTACATCTAGATTGGTAACACTCTCCATGCAAAAACAGGGGATCTTCCAAGCCTGCAGTTATGGAGTTAAAACGTGCCGAGTGTGAAGATAAAGATATAACCTTTTTACTTTGAGAAATAGTTTTAGATGGGAACCCCCATTCACATTTAGCGGGTGGATAGGATAATTGTAAATGGAAATCAATTGGATCTTCTTTGGAATGATCCAACGCCAAATAACAATCTATCAAGGATGGTAGCTCTCGTTCTAAAGATTTATCAATTGTACTTTGAAACCAAAAGTTAGTGGTACAAATTGTATAAAGAGTAACACTTGAGCAGAAGTATCCCTCATGCTCTTTCTGGAATTGTTTATGGTTGAGTACTTTAATCACTGTTGTTTCTAATTTGTTATATTCTGTTGGTTTCCCGCCTCTTTCACATAAGGTGGATGTCAGGTGTACATCATGCCAGTTAGTTTTTGAAGGGCAGTCTGGCAATAATATGCTAGTTGAAAATTGATGCAAAATGCCCAAGGTGATCCAGGTATGAAACATTGTGATAATTGTTACTTTTTTTCACTTTGCTTTGAAGAAGTTTAAAAAGGAGAAAAATTAAAAGTAGAGAAGTCTATGGCAAGGAGAAATAAGATGAGGAATGAGTAAAAATAAACTGAGAAACAAAAGGGTAAGTAATATACAAGTTTTAAGAGTAAGGAAAAACAAATACTCAACCGGAGTAGACACACATGCAGAATTAAGGGTTTAAGAAGATAAAGCAAGAATCAAGTACAAGGCTTCAGAATATGGCTAAATTCCCTCTTATTAATTTATTGAGTGATAATCAGATTTGTTTCTTTAAGACAGACGGAGAGTGCACTGGCTTCCAAGAAATAGGGGAGTAAGGGGAATTGCTGATAGGTAGGTGATATCCCCTTAACCGTTGTTTTCTTCAAGAAAGTACGAAACATCCAGTGAAGTTTATAATCAATTCCAAGATTGGTCCATTCAACTCGGTATGCAACTCCGTTTTTGGAGATGACATTATCTTTAGAGAATTTAGTATTTATTTGTAGTACTGTTTCCATGTGGTTGGAATATTGATGTTTGAACTCCATCCTTGTTATGTCTTGATGTTTGCAGTTATGTAAACATAAGAGCATCGTTATGTGATAAATTGGATATATTCGAAGATCACCCACAAATCTTTCTCGGTGCTCAAGTAAATGACCGGCTATTTCCTGAATTGTTAATCTCTTTGTTGTCAAAATTGTTACTTCAGCATTAACCTCCAGGTTCAGAGTATAATGCACTTTTTCAATATATTCCTTAGAAAACTTGGGCCCACAAGACAGCTCAACAATTGGTTTTTCAATTTTATCGAAGTAAAGTTGAGGCGACCTGGAGGATGTTTGGATGGAGTTGAAGTTTTTGAATTCTCCTTTCGGAAAATCAGTTAAGAAGGTTTGATCTTTCTTTGGTTTAAAGTTTTCTCCAAGGTTTGAAGGATTTTTTGTATTGTCGTTTCTATTTTCGTTTCTATTTCCATTTTTATTCAATCTTCGGAGGATGGGTAAATAGTTCATCGTGATGTTTTGTTGCTTTTTTTCAAGTTAATTTATTCAAAGTATATATAGGAGATGAGTTTAGTAACTGGGCTTGATAAATGGTTTTTAATTAATAGTTTCCCCAAAATGCGGTCGTGAGATAACTTTCCGAGTTCTTCCAATTCTTCTTCTGTAAACGCCATAAGTTCTTGTTCAAGTTGAACATTAATTTCTTTCCAGTTGATTTTAAATGGTGACCCACTTGCACCAATCATTTTCACCGGACATGGGAAATCATCAACTATTTTCCTTGCTTTAGTCTGAACAGAATAAATTCGTGATTTTTCTTGAACAATTTCTCTAAGTTGATCAGTTGGGACGCTTGATCGTCTTTCTTCAGGATTTATCTCTGAGATTCCAGAGTGTGTTGAAGGGAATCTAGTTTTTCGTTTTAGCTGGAAGACGAGTGATTGATTTTCCCGTTGCTCGTGTATTATGGTGAATAAATGCAATTTTTCAAGATCTTTCAAGGTTTCTGAAACGAGTCTTCGTTGAAATTCTGGATTGTCTCCAATGGGAGTAAATTTGTAGGTTGTAAAACCAGGTGAAGTATTTCCACTTGGATTCTCTACTGGTTGAACAGTCTTCAATGTATCCTGGGACAACTCACCAAACGGAATTCTAGGAGGTGGACTATATACGTCGTCATCGAGAAAATTAGAACTTTCTAAATCATCCATTCCCGTTAGTTCTCTGTCCTTTCTTAGATCTGTCTTCAAATAATTAGCTTGCTGTGGTATCCAATTTGTGGATTTGACATCTTCAGGTTCAAAAAAAAGCCGTCCTTCAGTCATACTTCTTAGATGTGATTTTTGTTACTTTTTTTCATGATTAATTTTGTGGAATGAAGAAATTTTTGATAAATTCACCAACGGTGCCTCGTCGTGATCCGTCAATCGTTCTGACAGTTAGAAGAAATTTATCTTTCATTTCATCTGTAATGGTGTAGTGATGCTTTTGCATTTCACTAAGAACGAACTCCGGGCTGGGGGTACTTTCTTCGTCCATTTCTAATCGTTTTCGGGCTTCTCGGGCCTTGGTTATCTGTTCCCCTTTTTCCTTATTGAGTGCGAATATTAGTTTGGCTTCAGGACTGCCTGACAAATAATAAACGACATAGCAGGCATGAACTAGGATCATTGTAGGGCTGGAGCATTCCAAGAGCCGAGCATACATTGAACGTCGTTTCCCGAGCAGTACCCCAATAAATTGGCACCATAAGAACAAATTAGGATTTAAACTTGCAGAATATGCGGAACGAGGAACCAAATTCATCTCTCTCATATATTGGAAATAAGAATGATCAGTTGTTTTCTCCTCTGTGGGTTCACCCCCAATTATATGTCTGACATCAGTTGCAATGTCACGGCTGAAGACGTATTGAAGAAGAATGGGAGGACTAGTTAATAAAGCATCGGCAGCCTGGTTGACGGACGACATCACGACACAATCCTTCAAAAAAGTCCCGAGAGTACACGCACGTAACTTTTCGTATTGATGATTGGGGAACTTCCGCAGAAACATGTCAATGGCAGCTACAATGGACGTAAAAGAGGTATCCTGAAGCCAATGTGCCAGGTTGGTAACACCAATTACATTCTTAAGATTGAATGGTTCCATGGTAAAAATTGTGGCGAGTCTCGCACACAAGTTTTCTTTGTAACCTCCTTCAGCACTTGCAATGCCGACTCTATGAACCATTAAACACTTTGCCAATAAACCGAAATCTCCGCTAACTACGTCTCGATCGATTGTCGTCATTTTTGATTCTTTTTCTTCAATTCTTAATCGTAAAAGATCCAAAGGATTTATTTCATCTCCTTTTCTGCCGATTACAACGGAGTAGGATTTCCAATCTTCGTCTAATATCCCCTTGATCTTTTTTGCCATGTGTGCAATAAATGCAATTCCAAGGCTAGAGTCAGTAGAAGCTGGAGTATTTCCGTCGATAATGGTACGGATCCCTTTGATAACATCAGGGTCAGTATAGTAGTGAGGAACAGTAATTAACGGTTTTTCTTTCAATTCATTAAGATAATAAACTTCAGGTTCAAGACCATATTTACTTAAAATTCCAATCTTCCCCGTTTCCGTGTCATAAATCGTAAAAGCCGAATCATGAGCTTTAAACATAGTTGTCACTTGGATGTGATTTGTGTTAATTCTTTGGTTTCAGTACAAGGGAATTCCCTATGGGTGTGATGAATAAAAAGATTTATGCTTTTTGTGTTTGTTCCGTCAGGTTCAAGACCATATTTACT